TGGCAACACGCACTGGATCAAGGAAAGCACGACCAAGGCGGAGCGTGAAAGCCCGGAGCCGCCTAATCTGCCGTTCCTGGGCAATGCCAAGGAGTATGAGGCCGGTGGGCAGCGCACGGCGCGGCCTGCGGGCGGATCGCCTGTGATCAGCGGACAGGACACGGGCGGGCTGAGCGAGGGGATGGAAGATGATGACATTCCGTTTTGATCCGCAGATTTCACCGATTCAAACCTGATTTTTATGAGCGAAGCACTGACCACCACGGAACTGGGGATGAGCGTGTCTGTCACGCTGAAAAAGCCCTCCGCGTGGTCGGGTGGGGAGCATGATGGTTCACGGTTGACGGTGGAACAGCGGGCGCAGATCCGGGCGCTGTGGGCGCAAGGCCGGAGTAAACTAGCGATTGCCAAGGAACTCAAGCACAGCCGGAACACGATCGCGGAAGTGATCGACGAGGATGGGGAAATCGGAGCGCACCTGCGGGAGACGCGCGCCACGCGCATGCTGGTGGAGGAAGAAGACCTGCGGCGCATGCGGGCCGAGGTGATGGAAGACCTGCATGGCAAGGACAAGCTCAAGGTGGGCGACTTGAACAGCGCCATGATGATCGGCAGCATTGCCATCAAGGACGCGGGCGGCAGCGCTCCGCAGCGCATCGAGGTGAGTGTGGAACACGAGTTTAAGGCCGCTGCGGAACTCATGACAGGCGGAGCACGGCAGCCAGTGAGCTTTGCGCCGGTCATGGAAGCGGAGCTGGTGCCGGTGACGGATCAGGAAACGCAAAGCAACGAAACAAGTGCTGGCACCGCCCCCGAGGGCGAGGCTGGCCAACACTCACGACCATGAAATCAAAAACAGACACCGAGAACACATCGGGGGGCGGTTGCTCCAGCCACGACTTGTTAGCCGTTGTGCGAGTGATCCCGCATCCATGGAAAAACGGGGAAACTCGGAATGTCTATGAGTTCCCGGTGACGCGCAAAATAATCATTGAGGCTGATCCAACCATCCCAGAGTCTGAAATCATCGCCATGGCCAAACGCTGCCACGACAAAGAGATCAGTCTGGAAATCATGGGCGGCGGTTATCAACTGTCCCTTTCTCCGGCTAACGATCAAGCTCTGCCAGCAAGGGGCATAACCACAAAAGAACCATGAAGACCAAGAAACCAGCGCCGAAGCGCAAAACTCCAAAGACTACTAAGCAGCCCCGGCGGTTGGCACCAGTGCCGGGTTCGGCTTCCGTGCCGCTGCCGATATGCCTCCTGCGAATGGTGGTGCAAGTCGAAGACACTCCAGCCAACCGCACGGCGCTGTCGGTGGCAAAAGCCCAACTGCTCCGCGACTCGACATTCGATGGCGCGCAAAGCGTGGTCAAGATGGAGCAACTGGCGGTGATCTCGCTGTGTAAGCCGAACGCTCAGGCTGTGCCCAACGGCGAGCGAGACGCACCGCCAACACGATAGATCAACTACGAGCCGTTGGCACCAGCCGATGGTTCAGCCCGAAAACACATGAGACCATGAAAACCAAAGAACCCTGCTCAGAGAACTACCAGCGCGGATGGAATGACGCGCATCACGACGTGACAGTGAAAGGACTGTGGCAATCGACGAACAAGGTCGAAGAGATCAACCCAGCACCGGACTATGTGGAGGGCTACCTAGCGAGCCAAGACAACCTCCTGGAAGAACGTGCAGCAGCCAGGCTGAACGTCTAAGCGCAGATACCGCGAACCTAAGACTATGAATACACTACAACCAGCCCAGAGCGGTTATCTGCCGCGCCTTGTTCGGCTTTTGCCGCGATGGGCAAAGCAGGCGCTGTATGCACCCGCAATCCACCGACTCGACGACATGGCCGCCGACATCAAGCGGGACATCGACGCCGAAAAAGACCCTTCTCGCAGGGACCGACTGATGAAGGAATATCTCATCTGCTCATCGGCCTCTAGCTTCCTGGTAAATGATGAATAAGCCGAACAGTGATTATTCAGAACAACTTTCCAGATAGCCACCCCAAAACCAGAAAGGCATGACCGATCTCGAACGCATTCAAACCCGCAAAGACTGGGAAGCCCGACTGGCCCGGCAGACGCCGCATGCGGTGTATCAGCCGGTTGAAATCGACTGGGCGCAGCCGTGGGATGAAGCGGGATGCACGCTGCGGATGCGCGAGCGGCTGGCGATTGATGAGGCTTTTCTGAACGATCTGCGCTATCACGAGCGGGTGCAGGAAATGCGGGTGACGTGGGAGCAGGTGAAGCAGTGGGAGGAGCTGCGGAAATCATGGATTAAGCGGATGGCCAAAGATCCGTTCCAGTTTGGTTGGATTAGCGAATACTTCCGACCCATTCTGGTCGAACTGTGCCGCAAGCGGCTGGCGCATCCGGGGGAAGTGCTGGAAATGCTGGTGACGGGCGGGAATCGCCCTGGCAAAACCAAGACGCTGCTGCATTTGGCGGATTGTAATTTCATCTATGCACCCAAACCGCCGGGATTTGAGCACGATGAAACCTGGCAAGGACAGGTGATGGTGCTGCATGAGTCGGAGAAGATGTCACGGCTGTGGCATCACCCAGAAATCTTCAACCATCTGCCGGCCGATCTCAAAGCGCAGGCGCGGAAGAAATCGACCGTGGATACCGCTTTCAACTACAACGCCAAGGGCTTCACCAATGACTGGTTCCAGGTGCTGGTGGAAGTGACCGACGAAGAAGGCCGGGCCTTTGCGGGCGGTGGCAAATTTGAAATGCGCAACTACGGGCAGGAGGAAGACACGTTTCAGGGCGGTGAATACAACACCATTTTGAGCGATGAATTGATCCCGCCCACGCTGGTGAAGACGCTGAACGCACGTTTGGCGTCCCGTGTGGAGATGACGCGCGAGCCGTGGTTTGTGGCACGCATTCAAAAACTGCTGAAGCTGCTGGAGTCGGGCGAGCCGTTTCATTTGATCCATCGCGCTTTGCTGGGTGCCGTGCTGCAAGGCGTGCATGTGATCGCCTTCACGCCGATCAAGGGCTACACCGCCACGGTAAAGCTGTTCTTGGCTGGTGCGCGGAAATACGGCTGGGCAGACGCGCCCGTGCTCAAGACGATGGCCGGAGCGCCCAGGACGCAGGTGCCACGCTTTGCGCAGCCGGTGGACCCGCTCCGCCTCGTGGCCTATGTGCCGACCTCGGCCAACATTTGGAAGCCTGCTTATCACGCCATCATGGGCGGGGCCATGAGCGGCGGGCATCGCCAGGTGCGCATGAAACTGTATGGCGACGTGGAACAGGATCAGCGCAGTGAGTTCAGCGCGGCGTATGAGCCGGACATTCATCTGTGCGACTGGAAGCAACTGCCTCGCACCGGCACGATTTACGAGGTGTTTGATCCCGCCGGGGCCAAGCCGTGGGCGATGGGCTGGTATCTGGTGGATGAGATGGAACGTGTGTGGATGATTCAGGAGTGGCCGTGTGAAAGCATCGAGATCAACGGTTGCTATCCGGGACCGTGGGCGGTGGTGAGCAGCGGCGACCGGCTAAATGGCGACGAAGGCCCGGCCTATGATTTGCGGCTGGGCTGGAGTTTGACGCGCTGGGCGCGGCAGATTTGGGAAGGGCGCAGGCGTATCGTGGAAATGATGGAGCGCACGGGCGCGGTCTGGGCGGGCGACACCGAAGAACGCAAGCTGAGCGAAAACGCCGAGCCGCAGCGCTACGCCATGCCAGGGCGCAGCATCATCGACTCGCGGTTTGCAGGCAGCAAGGTGGACAGCCCTGGAGGCGGCGAGCAAATCACCGTGCTAGAACGGCTGTTTGACGACGTTAACGGCGTGCTGTGCGAACCGGCGCAAGGTGTCAAGCTGGATGAAGGCAACCTGCTCATCGCGGACAAGCTGGCCGAGCGGCTGCTGGGAGAACCCGCGCTGCGGATCAACCGCGAATGCACCAACACGCAATTCATGCTGTTGAATTACACGCTGCCGGAATTTCGCGAGACGACAGCCAAGAAGGATGAAGCCTGCAAGGAGTGGCGGGATCTGCTGGCCTACCTGCTGCTGGCGCGGCCTGAATATCTCGATCCGCAATGGATGAAGCACTCCGGCGGCGGGAGCTATTGAAATTTTTTGACAAACCCACACACGACCATGACCACGACACCCACAAAGAAACCGGCACTGGAGCGACACACGGGAACGTATCTGCAATGGTGGCAGGTGCAGGACATTGCGGAGGAAGAGGGCGTGCCGATCAAGTCGGCGCGGGTGCTGCTGGGGCCGGGATCAGAGGCGAGAATTTACTTGAAGGGGCGGACAAAGCCGCTATACCTGCGGCGTGTCGTGCTGGTTCTCCTGGGTCTTTCACATGAAGTGAACGATCAGCGCAAGCTCTGATTTGCCCCCATGGACACCGACACCGAGAACGAAAGCCTGCACGACCTCGAGAACGAGGCGGTGAACGCGAGCACGAAGAAACCCAGCGTGGAGACGGTTAAGATCATTGACCAAGTGCAGAACCAGATGGGCGACCTCGGGGCATGGCTGGCGCAGGCCCGCAGCAACGAAGAGAACATGCTGGCACTGTGGGACGGCCAAAGCGAGGACGGGCGCAAGTGGGGCAAGAATTATGCGCGGGAGGTGTTCCCCTGGGAAGGGGCGGCAGACACCCGTGTGCGGCTCATTGACGCGGCGGTGGATGAAACCAGCCAGCTTTGCATGATGGCCTTCTTCAGCGCCAACCTGCGGGTGATGGCAATGGAAGCGGGCGACATCGACGCCGCTGGCCGGGTGCAAACGCTGCTGAACTACGAGGTGAAACAGCGGCTTAACTCCGAACTGTGGCGCGAAATGAATTTCCTCACGCAATGGACGCGGTTCTTTGGGCATGCGATCATTCACACCTCATGGAAACGTGAATTTACCACCGGCAGGGAGACGCTGACCGAGCAAGACCTGGCCGAACTGCTGGCAAGTGAAGGGCTGCTGCAACTGCAAGCTGAAACGGGCGCTGAGCCGGATGAACAGACGGCGGCACTGATCAGCGAAGCAAGCACAGCCGAGATCATGGACGCGCTGGAAAGCGGCGGACGTGGGGCGGAGTTGGAAGCGCTCATATCGCGCCGGTATCCGATGCTGGGAGCCAAGCGCATCAAGCAAATCATCAAGGACATGCGGGCGGAAGGCGTGGCGGAGTTTCGCCTGCCGGTGGAGAAACCCGGCCGGCCGTGCGTTCGCGCCCTGACACCGGGCATTGACGTGATTTATCCCGCGTGGTGCGATGATGTGCGCGATGCGCCCTGGGTGGCGATGGTGTGCCGCATCGGGGAGCCGGAGCTACGCGCCAAGGCCCGCACGGATGACTGGGACCCGGAGTTTGTGGACGCGATGATTACCGCAGGGCCTTCTCCGGTCATGGATGTGTCCATTCTGGAGCGCAACCTTTCGGCGCAGGTGAATCGCGTGCAGAATCGCGGTATTCGTGCGGCGCTGCAAAGCAGGCTGGATCATCCCGGCGACTGCTACGAGTATTTGCATGTTTATGTGAAGATGGTGGACGAGGACGGCATCGAAGGCATGCAGGAGATCGTCATGCGGCCCGACCTCAAGGACAAGCAGGGCCACATCATCCTCGCGCTGGACCGGCTGAATGATTACTGGCACGAAGGCGGCTGTTTTGTCGATTTCCGCAGGGAATGGAAGACGCGCAGCCTGTGGCAGACTCGCGGGGAGCCGGAGCTGGCCAACACGGCGCAGTGGGAAGTCAAGAGTTTGCGCGACAGCCGCATGGACCGCACCAGCTTGGCGACACTGCCACCATTGCGGGTGAACCCGAAGCGCATCGCGGGTGGGTCGGGCAAGTGGGACATCAAACCGGGCATGAAGATTCCGAACGGGCCGAATGATGAAACGTCCTTCCTGACCGTGCCGGGGCTGGACGGTGGGAACATCGAGATGGAGGCGAGTATTCGGCGCGATCATTGCAACTTGCTGGGCTTGGAGCATGCCGAACTGCCGCAGGGAAAAATTCAGATTCACCGGCAGTGGATCGTGAACGGCTTCCTGATTCAATGCCGCGAGATGCTGCAACGCATCCTGGCACTGGATCAGCAATACATGAGTCCGGTGCAGGTGAGCCGCGTGATCGGCAGCGGGCCGATGCCTTACACCGTGACACGGGAAGAAATCGCCGGGCAGTATGATCTGG